TTATGATTTTTTTGTATTCATATACTGTCGTGTTCACATACTCATATGGTGTTTTACCGGCATCTTCTGCTTCGGTTGCATACTTCGAATCGATATATTCCAAAAGAGAACTATATGACATTGGCCATTCCCAAACTGGATCTAAAATTTGATTTGAGAACAAAACGATCCAATATTTGAAAGGATCACCATAATACTTGTCGGCCACAATTTCTGGTGTGTCACCTTCTTGAATTGCATATTCATAAAATTGCATTGGATTGTTCAGCAATTCTTGAACGATAGCCGCACGTGCCACCAAATTGGTCATCAGTATAGGATAACCATTTTGGTCTGGTGTGATTATTTTAGGTAATGTTTTGAAATAGTACATTAGTATCCTGCTCTGATTCTATTTTTATCGACAATAACTGTTTCTTTGAATTGTAGTGTCAATTTTATTTGTACAGGAGAACCATCATTGAAAGTTGCCCAACCATTTGGACCATAATCTACATTTATGTTTTCAAGTACACATTCACCGATCCTATGAACGTAAGGATTTTCTTGTCCTTTGTAGAGAAATTGTACTTGAAAAGGATAAGGAACTTTCATAAACAAACCCTGTGAAAAGTAACCTAGAGGGTTAATTTCAGGTGCGGCCGCAAATTTAAATTCTTCAATAATTTTTCTTACTTCTTCAGTTTCTTCTTTACTATATGGTGTAAAAACAAAATCAAACTGAAAGGTTCTGAAGCCTACACCCCTAAACAAAACTTGAAGTTGTGGGTTAATGGCCTGTCCTTGTCCTCTTGCGGCAAGATCACCAAGATTGTTCATACCAAGTGCTTTTCCTGCGGCATTTGCAAGAGAGTACCTAATAAAAGGATCCGATCCTGCTTGGTTTGCAAACTGTTCTATTGTTTTATCACCTGCTCCATTAAATAAATCAAGCATAGATGTTCCTGCTTGTGCTAGAAAATATGCTTTACCTAAAGATTCTGTTAAGCTGATATCATCATAAGATGCACCATATGAAACGTTTACTGTGTCTGGAATATAAAGAGCAATCGATGTGTGTGGCTGTCTAGGAACATCTGCTGCCGAAATTTCATTAGCAAGTTCAGTTGTAGCTTTTTTAAGACCTTCAGAAACTGTCGGCATAGCCACGGCGGCCTCACCTGTAAATTTATTTTTTACATTTGTTGCTATTGCACCTGCTGTAGCTGATGCAAACTCACCACCCTGTGTAATAACAGAAGAAACTTTTGTTCCAATTTCTGATTTATATGAAGGATTGGGTTTCATAGATGTGAATTTAATCACATGGCTTCGAGTTGCGTCTGACCCCAAATTACGAGGGTATTTCAACCCCGTAAAGTCGAATTTATTTCCATACAGTAACTGGAGTGGTCCATTAATGGCACCCGGTACTGAAATACCTGCTATTGAGGTCGGGATAGATATTGGCATAGTTTTTGTTATTATAGGAAGGTAATATACATATTTATATGGCATACTCAGGCAAATTCAAACCGAGGAACCCACAAAAGTATCGTGGAGACCCATCAAACATCATTTATCGCTCAACTTGGGAATGCCGAGTAATGAATTGGCTCGACATAACCGATACCATTCTGGAATGGGGTTCCGAGGAGTTCTCGATACCATACAAATCTCCGGTAGATAACCGTGTTCACCGTTATTTTCCTGATTTTTACGTGAAAGTTAAGCAAAAAGATGATACAATCCGAGTGATGATTATCGAAGTAAAACCAGCAAAACAGACTAAACCACCAGAAAAAAAGAAGAAAGTCACAAAACAATACATTCAAGAGGTGGTTACTTGGGGTATTAATGAAGCGAAATGGAAAGCCGCAACCGAGTTCTGTCTCGACCGTGGATGGACCTTTAAAGTATTAACAGAACATGATTTAGGAATAAAATGATTAGACTACATGTGTTGTCGATTCCACATACGGCATCGACTAAAGAGTATACGGTTTGTGCGTTTACTCAAAAAGTGATTAACTTCTGTAAAATGTACAAAGACATGGGAATGCATGTCATTCATTATGGTCGTGAAGACTCTGATGTAGTTTGTGATGAACATGTTACAGTTACCACACGTGCATTGAGTGAAAAAGTTTATGGTATATATGACTGGAAGAATCAAGGACTGAAATACAATCAACAGGACGAAGTTTTCAAAACTTTCAATGAAAACTGTATCAAAGAAATTGAAAAGCGCAAGCAACCACATGATATTATTCTTTGCTTCTTTGGTGTTGCACAAAAACCAGTTTGTGATGCACACTCAGATTTGCTTTGTGTCGAGCCATCAATTGGCTACCCTTCATCCTTTGCACCATACAAAGTGTATGAGTCCTATGCTGTCATGCATGGCCTACAGGGTCCAGATAAAGTAGCAAATGCAGAATATAAGTTCTATGATGTTGCAATTCCATCAGGTTTTGACCTCACCGAGTTTGATTTCAATGAAAAGAAGGAAGACTATTTCTTGATGTGTGGTCGCATGGTCTGGTCCAAAGGTGTTGACATTGCGGCTCAAGTTTGTGAAAAACTAGGTGTAAAACTGGTGTTAGCTGGAACAAGTTATGGTCCAACAGACTGTAACCTAGGAGATACATGGCCTGCACACGTAGAGTATGTCGGTTACGCTGACGTAGAGAAACGCAAGAAACTGATGGCTGGCGCAAAAGGTTTATTCTGTCCAACAATCTATAATGAACCATTTGGATACGTTGCAATCGAGGCTATGCTTTCCGGAACACCAGTCATCACAGTTGATTGGGGTGCATTTACTGAAACTGTACAGCACGGAGTTACTGGCTTCCGTTGCCGCACGTTTGAACAATTCGTATGGGCGGCTAAGAACATCGACACCATTTCACCACATGCATGTCGTGAGTGGGCAGAGAAAAACTATAATTTTGAAAAGATTGGTTCGATGTATAAAGAGTATTTCGAATCGATTATCAACGTATCAAAAGGTGCTGGCTGGTATACTGAAAATGATACAAGGAAAGAGTTGGAGTGGCTCACCAAGACACAACCAACACAACCAAAGACCTTCAAACAGATTCTAAATCAGTATAATTCCAATAAAAATGGTAAGTTGCATTTCCTACAGATTGGTGCCATGGATGGTGTGAAGCATGATGACCTGTATCCATACGTAATGAGTTACGATTGGACTGGCGTTCTGGTTGAACCGCTTTCAGATATGTTCGAAAAATTGATTGAAAACTATACACTCAAAGATGGTCTGAAATTCGAAAACTCTGCTATTGCTAACTCTGAAACTGTCACAATGTATCGTGTACCGACAGAAAAGATTGGAACCGATGGCATTCCAGATTGGGCTGAAGGATGTTCAACACTGGTACCAAAAACCCATATTGATGACATAGTTACTCATATGGTTGAACAGGAAGTCAAAGGTATCAGTATTGCTGGATTGTATGAGAAATATGGCAACAAGTTTGATTTTGTTCAGGTTGACACCGAAGGTTTTGACTATGAAATTTTCCTACAGTTGATGCAAAACGGACTTACATCAGACCTGTATAAAATCGAGATTGCACACATTACCTACACTAAAGCTGTGTGGATGCGTTGGGTGTTGGAAAATCAGGGTTATAAGACTTTCATTGACGGATATGATTTAATCGCCCACCGGTTCTAGTATAAATACTGGATGGCTTCAACACTAACACAACTCACCCAACAAAAAACGGCTCTGGAACAGGAATTCCTGTCCAGAAAGTCTGTCGCATGGTTACAGGACCAAATAAAGGACCTGAAATCGCCTATTAAATTAGCTAGAGAAATAGCTAAGGAAAAGAACCGTCAAGGTGGACAATTTCAGATGGGTGGTCTTTACCACTTTTTCTATGATCCACTCACAAAGGGTGATTTACCGTATTATGATATATTTCCTTTGGTCATTCCACTTAAACGTGATGCCGAAGGATTCATAGGTCTAAACCTGCACTATTTACCACCAAAGTATCGTGCTGTGTTCATGGACAAATTGATGAACTTTGCTATTACGAATGATAATGATGAACCTAAACGCCTTCGTATAACCTATGATATTCTGACTGCAACAAAGAATTTTAAAGAGTTTAGGCCATGTTTGAAACGTTATTTGAATGGTCACATAAAATCTAAAATTTTGACTATTCAACCACCAGAGTGGGAGACTGCACTGTTTCTTCCCACTGCCGTTTTCAAAGGTGCACCGATATCCAAAGTATATTCCGATTCGGTCACCAAAGCACAAAGTAGGGTATACTAATGGCAGGCTCAATAGCAGATTTTAAATCAAGTTTTAATAAGGACTTAGCACGTCCCAATAGATTCGATGTTAACGTACCAATTCCTATTGGTCTTCTTCCATACAGAGAAATTGGTAGAACATTGAGAATGCGTTGTGAAAACACGGAACTACCAGGACGTTCAATCTCTACAACATCAATGAAAATTTATGGTGTTGAGGAGAAATTTCCATATCAAACATCATTTAGTGATATTAGTCTCACTTTTATTGTTTCCGATGATATGGATGAAAAGAAATTCTTTGATGCATGGTTAAACTGGATTAATCCAACAATAAACTATAACTTGAAGTACAAAGCAGACTATGCTGTTCCACTAACAATCAATCAATATGATGTTAAAAACCAACTATCATATTCCGTTACTATGTTAGATGCGTTTCCCATTGCAATGAATCAATTGGACTTAGATTGGTCATCTGATGGTCATCACAAACTTACTGTAACATTCGCTTATACTAGCTGGAGAAACAATTCTATTGAAGCACTTGGAATGGAATTGCTTGAAAATACTATTGCTGATTCGATGTTTGATTCCACAATACAAAGAGAGTCCTTATTGGGTAGAGATTTAATTCAACAGCCCTTTGAAACACGACAACAAT